ACATTATATATATTGGTATTTGATTCATAATTATTTGTTAGTGGCGTTTTTGGGGTGTCAGGTTCTGGCTCAGGTTCAGGTTCAGGCTCAGGTTCTGGCTCTGGCTCTGGCTCTGGCTCAGGTTCTGGTATTATAGTTGTGTCTCCACTATAGCTTGTAGTATCGGACATATTATTATTATTATTATTATTATATAAACATATATTTATCTGTTTAGTCTACTTTGTTTATAATGACTAAAATAATAAAAATTGAAAGGATTTAATGATATATAAATATATCATACATTATACGGTAATCATGGCAGAACAATCTACTCTTTCTAAATATCAAAAATTAACGGATAAGGAGCATATCCTTAAAAAACCAGATACTTATATTGGATCGATTGAAAATACGGAACATGAAGGATATATTTTCGACAGTGACAAGATTGTATCTAAAGAGTTTCAATATATTCCAGGTTTATATAAATTATTCGATGAAGGTATTGTCAATTGTCGTGATCACGTAATCCGGCAAGCGCAAGCAGTCAAGGATAAGGTTACAAATGCTTTACCAGTATCTAATATTGACATAAGTATTGATCCAGACGGAACAATTCATATGTATAATGATGGTAATGGTATTGATGTAGCAGAACATCCTGAATATAAAATGTGGATTCCAGAGATGATTTTCGGTCATCTCAGAACATCTACGAATTATGATGAAAAAAAGAAGGAAAAGATTGTCGGTGGAAAGAATGGTTTTGGTTTCAAGTTGGTATTAATTTGGTCGACGTGGGGAAGAGTCGAAACAGTAGATCACGTAAGGGGGTTAAAATATGTACAAGAATTCAAGAATAATTTAAATGAGATTGGCAAGCCATCTATTACAAAATGCAAAAATAAACCTTATACCAAGGTGTCCTTCAGACCTGATTATCAGCGTCTAGGTATTGAAGGTTTATCAGAAGATATATTAGCACTCTTTAAGAAGCGCGTCTATGATGTATCAGCAGTCACGGATAAATCAATCAAGGTGAAATTCAATAGTCAGATTGTACCATGTAAGAATTTTGAACAGTATATTGACTTGTATGTTGGTTCCAAGGTAGATACAAAGCGTATTTACGAGTGCGCCAATGAGCGATGGGAATATGCGATTTGTTTGGCACCAAAGGATGAATTCCAGCAAATCAGTTTTGTAAATGGTATTTATACTTCAAATGGCGGCAAGCATGTTGAATATATCATGAATCAAATTATCCGCAAGTTGTGCGCTTATATCAAAACAAAGAAGAAGGTAGATGTGAAACCCAATACTATCAAGGAACAGTTACTACTATTCTTGCGTTGCGACATTGAAAATCCATCATTCAATAGTCAAACCAAGGACGAATTGGGAACAGCTGTTGGTTCATTTGGTTCTTCATGTACAGTGAGTGATGGATTTATTGAAAAGATTGCCAAGATGGGTGTCATGAATGCGGCTTGCGCTCTGACTCAAGTAAAGGAAGACAAGGTGGCTAAGAAAACGGATGGTTCTAAGAGCAAGAGTATTCGAGGTATTCCAAAGCTCATCGACGCCAATTATGCTGGTACAACCAAGTCCGCACAATGTACGCTCATTTTATGTGAGGGAGATTCAGCGAAAGCAGGAATCGTTTCAGGCTTGTCAAAAGACGATAGAAATATCATTGGTGTTTATCCCATGAAGGGGAAGATTTTCAATACGAGAGGAGAAACATTGAAGCGTATTGGTGAGAATAAAGAAATTGTGGAACTAAAACAAATATTGGGACTAGAATCTGGCAAGAAATATACCAAGGATTTGGTAGAAAAGACGCTTCGGTATAATTCGGTCCTCTTTATGACGGACCAGGATTTGGATGGTTCGCATATCAAGGGTCTAGGCTTGAACTTGTTTCAAGATCAATGGAATACCTTATCCACACTAGAGAATTTCATTGGTTTCATGAATACACCGATTCTCAAGGCGAAAAAAGGAGGAAAGGAATTGTTGTTTTATAATGACGGAGAATATAATAAATGGAAAAGCGAGAATGATGTGAAAGGATGGCACATCAAGTATTACAAGGGTCTTGGAACCAGTACTGGAAAAGAGTTCAAGGAATATTTTGCGAATAAAAAGATTGTCTATTTTACACATGAGGGCGTGTCAAGTGACAATGTAGTTGATATGGTTTTCAACAAGAAACGTTCTGATGAGCGAAAGGATTGGCTCACCAATTATGACAGAAATAGTTATTTAGATACCAACAATGAAAAGGTAAGTTATACCGATTTTGTAAATAAAGAGCTCATTCACTTTTCAAAATATGATTGCGAACGTTCTATTCCGAATATGATGGATGGTCTAAAGATCAGTCTGAGGAAAATTCTGTATAGCGCTTTTAAAAAGAACTTGACTAGCGAAATCAAGGTAGCCCAGTTTAGTGGTTATGTATCGGAACAATCCGGTTATCATCATGGTGAAGCAAGTTTGAATGCAGCCATTGTAGGTATGGCACAAGATTACGTGGGAAGTAACAATATCAATCTACTTTTGCCTAATGGTCAATTTGGCACGAGACTTCAAGGAGGAAAAGATTCAGCAAGTGAAAGATATATATTTACACAATTAAATCAACTAACCAGATATATTTACAGAAAGGAAGACGATGCCGTTCTAGAATATTTGGAAGATGATGGATTTCCAGTAGAACCGCTATTCTATGTTCCGATTATTCCTATGATTTTGGTAAATGGTGGCAAGGGTATTGGTACAGGTTTCAGTACAGATATATTGTCCTATTCTCCTGCGAAGTTGATTGATTATTTACAGGCGAAACTGAACAATGTATCGCTAGGACTCGAAGATGTAAAGTTCGAGCCTTCTTATCGCGGATTTACAGGAAGTTGTCAAGCACTAGACGAAAAAAGATATATTGTAAAGGGAAAATATACCAAACTGAGTGATAAGAAAGTGAGAGTAACCGAATTGCCAATTGGTCATTGGACAGACGATTTCAAACAACATATTGAGAATCTGATGGAGGCAGATAAGAACAAGAAGAACAAGGCAATTGTAAAAGATTACAATGATATGAGTACAGATACAACCGTCGATATTGAAATTACTATGAACGAGCCTATTGATGAAACTGTACAAGGAGATAATTTATACAATAATTTTGAGAAGGTGATGAAGTTGTATGCTTCTCAAAGCACGAATAATATGCATCTATTTACAGATGAAGAGAAGCTTACCAAGTTTAACAGCGAATCAGAGATTATTGAAAGGTACTTTCCAGTCAGATTGAAGTATTACCAAAAGAGAAAGGATTATATGATTGCTGCCTTGGAAAAGGAATTACGACTACTTTCCAACAAGGCAAGATATATTCAAGCAACTTTACAAGGTGAGATTGATTTGAGAAATATGAAAAAGAGTGATATATTGATCATGTTGAGCGAACTCAAATATGATACTATGGACGATGATACTGACTACAAATATCTTCTTAAGATGCCTATGGATAGCGTGAGTGAGGAAAACGTAGAGCGATTGCTTAAAGACATGAGTAGCAAGGAGATTGAATTAATTACCATTCAATCAACAAGTATTGAGAAGATGTGGCTAAATGAGCTAGACGAATTGAAGAAAATGCTAGTTACACTAGAGAAAGTTAGTACGGAGAATGGTATTACAATTAAGGTTAAAAAGACGACTAAAAAGTAATAAAGAAGTAATAACGTATAAAATATCAATAGTGTATTTAATATCCGAATCATTCTTTACATCATTTTACAGTAAAAAAATAAAAAACATATTTTATTTTTTTACATGAATATATTTACACACTTGAATATTTAAAACCAAGGTTTTAATTCTAACGTTTTATTATTATAATCAGGCTGTACAGGACGATCAATAGGAGTATACATGGTACTAACGTCACGTTTATAATTAATATATCCCTGAGCTTCACCATATATTTGCTTGACACAATATGTTACTACTAAATCATTTAGTGATTGGATTTGTTGCGTAATTTGAGTAGGTAAATTTGTAGAGCTTTGTAAAAATACACTTCTCATAATGACTTTTAAAGTATCACAATTTTGATTATCGATAATATATTGTTTATTTGAAACTTCATATACACCAGCACGTATGGCATTTTGAATAATTTGTATATTGTCTTTGCTAAAAAAAGCGATTGATAGCGCAGAATCTTGAAAATTTCCAGTCATAGCATCATGAAATGTAGAACAATCGCTTTTAGTAGGTATTTTATCGAATAAAGAAAACTGATTCATAGTAGGACCCATTATATTTACTCTTCCATTTGTACTTGAACAATTCATTTATATATTTTAAGAAGATATAATTTTTTCTGTTTAAATTATATAATGGAGTTTAATTTTCAAAAAATCGTGTTAAGTATAGCCATTGTAATATTTATCATTCTAATTATTTTCATAGCTATAGTATTGCGTAATAATAAATACAGTGTTGAATTTCCACCTACAGTATCTCAATGTCCTGATTATTGGATCGATATGCCAGATCAATCCGGTACACTTAATCTTAATCCCAGTCAAACATGTACCAACATTAAAAATTTAGGAAATGCGTCATGTGATAAGACAAAAGATTTTACAGACAGTTTTTGGCAAGGTTCAGTTGGTATGTGTAATAAATACAAATGGGCTAAATCATGTGATTTAACATGGGATGGTATTACTAACAATGAAAATGCTTGTTAATTTACTAAACAAATAAATGCTAATATCAATAAAACAAACATAAAAACAAACATAAAAACAAACATAAAAACAAACATAAAAACAAAAGTATGTACAATATAATATGGATTTAATTGATATTAACAAAATATTAAATAGAAATAAGATAGCAGACAATATAAAAACCTTCTTTGTAAATTTTGAAAAAGAAAAAGAAAAACTAACATTTAAGCGAGGTATCTATATATATGGTAACCCTGGCACTGGGAAAACTATATTTATCGAGAAAATATTAAAGGAGTTGAATTATGATATTGTTAAATATGATGCTGGAGATATTCGCAATAAATCTATTATTGATACTATTACAAAACACAATATGGGTGACAAAAATGTATTATCTATGTTACAAAAAAAAGTAAAGCGAATTGCTATTGTAATGGATGAGATCGATGGTATGAATAATGGAGATAAGGGTGGAATTAGTCAATTAATAAAGTTAATTCGCCCAAAAAAAACGAAAAAGCAAAAATTAGAAGAAATTACAATGAATCCTATTATTTGTATTGGAAATTACCATATGGATAAAAAAATAAAAGAGTTAATGAAGGTATGTAATAGTTTTGAACTAAAACAACCAACGACTAAAGAAATGGAAACTCTGCTCAATAATTTAATGCCATCATTAGAAATTGAACTGAAAAAGAACCTGCTTAATTATATTCAAGGAGATTTACGAAAATTCGATTCTATCATAAATATTTACAATAAACAGAATATGCTATTAAAAAATGAAATTATCCAAAATATTTTTCAACCAAAAACATATAATGAAGATAGTAAAAAAATAACACAACGACTTATCAATACAAAATATGACATCAATAGTCATAATAATATTATGAATGAAACTGATCGAACAATCGTTGGTCTGTTATGGCATGAAAATATTATTGACGTGTTAGCAAAACAACCATGTGAAACAGCATTTCCGTTTTATAATAAAATTTTAGATAATATGTGCTTTGCCGATTATATTGATAGGATTACATTTCAAAAACAAATTTGGCAGTTTAATGAAATGAGTTCTATGATAAAAACATTTTATAATAACAAATTGTATCATGAAGAATTTGCTAAAAAACCTAAATTCAATCCATCAGAAGTTCGATTTACAAAAGTATTAACAAAATACAGCACCGAATATAACAATTATTTATTTATGCAAAATTTATGTTTTACGCTATCTATGGATCAAAAGGACTTATTTGCTTTTTTTCAATCTATTCGTGAAGAAAAATCAGAAGACGAAATATATGAAATGTTTGAAAACTATGAAATTAGCAAATTAGACGTTAAACGTATGTATCGTTATTTAGATAAACATTCATTATCTGATAATATTACTGAAATAGAGGCTGATGATGAATTATCTGTATCTGATATTACTATTTAGAGTAAATGAAGTAAATTATATAATTATAGATTTTTTATTATATAATTTATTATTTGTCCGTGTCTGCCGACGGCTGTGGGGCAACTATAATGTTTGAAGGGTCTGTCGTCGGTTGAGGAGAAACCTCGTTGTTTGAAGGGTCTGCCGACGGTTGAGGAGAAACCTCGTTGTTTGAAGGGTCTGCCGTGTCTGCCGACGGCTGGGGAACTTCGTTGTTTGATGGGTCTGCCGCGTCTGCCGACGGCTGGGGAACTTCGTTGTTTGATGGGTCTGCCGCGACTACCATGTCTGCTGACGGCTGAGGAACTACGTTGTTTGATGGGTCTGCTGTGACTACCATGTCTGCTGTGACTACCATGTCTGCTGACGGCTGAGGGGGAACTTCGTTGTTTGAAGGGTCTGCCGACGGTTGATTCGTACTCAAAACAGTTTCTCCATACACTTTTAACTTTTCGATAAGTGCTTTATTTAATTGTTCGTGTTGGGCTATTCTTGATGCAAATTGTTGTATCTGTGATTGTTGTTGTTTTATCACTTCTATAATTTGCGGCATGTTCAATGTCTTAGGTGGGTGTCCTTCTCGCTCAACAGTAACTGACATTCCTTTTGCTAACTGTTGTTCCGCATGTTTTCTTCTTGTTTCCTCTATATTTATCATTTGTTTCAAAACGTCCGGTTTCATACCTGGGTCACCAGGACTATAATTCTCTAACAATGAATCCAGATTCAAATAAAAATCTTTCAAATCTTTCTCCTTAACAAAATCATCTATTTTTTTATCAGATTCCTTTACAAATTTTTCATTAGCATTGTCAAGCAACTTTCGTTTATCAAATGTATTTTGATCATGTGAAAACACTAAAATTACTTTTTTAGGATCTAGTTGAACAAAGGGTACTGTGTAATCTTTTAGAAATGCTTTTTCTTCAGCCAAACACGCTTCTTCTTCGTATCGATTGTCTTTTAACAATTTACGTTTAAATGCAAATGTACCAGCTGTTCCATGATTCGCTTTGTAAGGACCAAATTGATACATTTTCTGAATATGTTTAAAATAAATGTATAATTCACTAGATCCAGCACATAGTGCCTCAGGATTTTTCTGTAACATTTCCACGGCATGACTTACACGTTGAGGTGGATAATAATCATCATCATCCATATAGACTAAAATATCACCTACAGATTTGTCATGTACGACATTTCTTTTTTTCCCCAATGTCATTTTTTCATTATATTTAAAATATCTTACATTTGGATGATCTTTTACCAGATCTTCGATTATATCTGTGCCGTCATCTACTATTATCCACTCCATTCTATGTTTTGGATAATCTTGATGATCAAAACATTTCAACATGGCCGAAATAAACGGACGCCGATTATATGTGGGGGTACATACACTTACAAATGGATATTTTGCGTCTTTTGCCGGTGGTAAAGTAAATGCTTTTTTAACAGGAGCTACATAGGATTCATTTTCTTTTATAGCTAATTCAAGAATGTCATCATCATTTAGTTCATTATCATTCTTGTCTTTATTGTTATTTTTACTTGGATTGTTAGTTTTCTTGTTACCGGTCTTTTTCTTGTTATTTTTTCCCATATAATATATAACGGTTTATTCTATTTATATAGTATTTCACTACAAGTGTTAAAATATTACATCCTAAAAATTTTACATCCTAAAAATTTTACATCCTAAAAATTTTACATTTATTAATTTCATTTATTAACATCTGGACCTGGACTAGTAGCTGATTGTGGTTTAAGTCCAAACAAAAATACTAATAACATAGCAAAGGCTACCATGCCATTTAAATTTGCAAAGGCGGCAATAGCAACCATGATAAAAAGTAATAATAATAAATAATAACTATTGTATTTATTACCAATAATTTCTATTATTTTTCTAGGATTTAACAATATTGGCATTAATACAAAGCTAAATATTATTCCAATTATTTGAAATGTGGTTAATATAGAAGCAGTTAACCATGTCCATCCAAAAAATAATCCAGCTATTGATATTAGCAATCCCCATTCTTGGCTTTCATTCCAAAACATACTAATTAATGTTGGTATCCACCAAAACGATGTAACTAAACCTATTAAACCAATCGCAAAAGGTCCTAATACAAAGGGTACAATATCTTTCATTGATTCAGGCACCATAGTACACGTTGAAGAAACCAAGTCAATAATCATTTTTACAAAATGACGTAGTTGTGAATATGAATGTTTCGTTTTATTTGAGATCCATGTAGGAATGAACCCATTATCACGATTTTGATATGGATAACCATAATCAAATGTTCCTCTAAAATATTTATTATCCAATATAGGACTGTCAGTAAAATCAATCGGTAATCCACAACCAGTAGATTTTGATCCACCTTTCATTTTTTTACCACCACTTTGTGTATTATCGCTTGAACCAGACGACTTATTTGGAAATAACGGTGCTAATTTACTACCATTTTTATTTTCATTCGTATATGGGCGTTGATCTAAGTCGCTTGGAAAAAATAAATCTAGATTTATTCTTGTATAATATACAAAGTTCGCTCCTAATAAACCTATAATTAGTACTGTACAAAATGACGAAACTACTGACATACCAAAACTTTTCCAATTATTTTTCATTGCTTTATCTTTTTTATTTTCACTATCACTAGACATGTATATATATACTTAACAAATATAAAATAAAATAATACATCGTCTAGTGAAACATTTTTAATTTATATGGTTGTCATATTATTATTTTATTCTCATATAATAAGACAAAGATATTATGACAAATAAAAAAACATTCTATATATGGGATGGTGGCGTATTTTCACCACCTACAAGAGCTGTTGGTAAATTAGCATTTAATATATCTAGTTATATATCTTCTAAATTTGACAATAAAATAAATATAGAATATCACTTTGTGCCAACTAATAAATATTATAATAAGCCATGGGTGCGTTGCGTGGATGAAGAAGACCGCATTTATATGTTACATAATTTGGTGAAATATATTAACAATACCTATTCAGTACCTTCCAATATTAAATTTGTGGTTAATGAAAAAGATATTACATATGGAAAAAAAGAAAAGGACTCTGGAACAACTATGAAAAGTTTAGAATACTTTACTAGTAAGCAAAAGGAAAATGTATATTTAGCAAATAGTATTGAGAATATAATACAAATTGTAAAGGGAGGACGTCGAGACTCGTTAAAGCTTCTTTTTATGGTGAAATCAATATGTTATGATATTTATTCTACCCAATTAATTGGTCATAATCAATCGGATAATTATGTTTCCAAAAGTATTCAATTGAGAGAATTATTGAGAGATGCTAGTGGTGATTTCCCCAAAGAAGTATCTCAATATTTCAAATCCAATAAAATTACTAAATCAATACTTGAAGAATATATTTCGTCTGCTAATCATGAGTCTAAGTTTGAAGGAATGAAAAAGCTGCTTATGGATAGAATTCTATTTGTACCAAAACATCTTGTACCAGAAGCTTATAGAGCCGCGGCTGGAAATCGCGTAAGAGAAGAACTAGACGTATATTATTCTTCTTTGAAAAATATTCAGAATTTTACGACACCTGGAATCGAAAAATATATTACCGACAAAGGTTTGTATGAACATTGTAAATCTAAATATGTAGATAAATTAATTAGCAAACAATCTAGGAAAACAGTATCTAATAAATCTAAATCTAAATCTAAATCTAAATCTAAATCTAAATCTAAATCTAAATCTAAATCTAAATCTAAATCTAAATAATGTTATATTATATTATAGTACGTATATATGTTTAACCCATTTGGTACATCTAAAATTTCAGAAGAAAAAAATGAAGAATATACAGATGATGATTTACGAGCGAAATTAAGTCATGGACTAGGCGATGATGTAATCAACTACTTAAATACACCATTTTTAGATAAAACATATGGTACAGCATCATATAGTGATGTACAAATAAGATCATTTATAGACTCAATATTTAATCTTTTTTCAAAGGGAAACGTTTGTTTTTCAGCAGGAACTATTGTATTTAGTGATTTTGGGAAATTACTGTTTAATTTACTAACATATAATCAATTAAAAGTGGAAAATGGTATATATTTATGTAATAATCCTGGTAAAAACGTTCGTGGTCAAGATGTTACATCAAAACTAGTTACTGTAAAAAAAACGCATAAAACTCATAATAAAGTATTTACTTCTGGAAAAGGAGAAAATATCACATGTCTTCCTACAAACGAAACAAAATTTGAAAGAAGTATTAATCCACCCTTAGAAGGACTATGCGATGAACCAACTTCTCAAGATAAAAAAAGTGAGTCTAAAAGGGTTTTATTGTATTATCCCTTTAAAGCTGAAGATGACAAACAATTATTGTTTTTTAAATTAGAACGAGATGAAATAATGTCTATAGGTCATGCTAAAAAAGGAATAGCAACCTATGCTGGAAATTGGTTTGATTCCTATTTTCGCAATTCTAAGCCTGTTTTCGGAGTGAATGAAATACCAAACCAAGGTAGAGATACAATTACAGGTTTTGATATGAGAAGAGAGGATAGAAGTCCTGATAAAAATCCGAATGAATGCGATTACTCAATTTTCTTTCGCAGAAAAGACGTTATTTTCTATGAAAATTATTATAAAATTTTAAATATAGCCAGACCATCTGATATTATAATGCAATATAATTTAGCTGAATTGGAGTGGTATAATACCAATATTCGAACCGGTTGTGAATTCTATGTTACAAGTTTTTTATTATTCGATATGTTAAAAAAACTATTTGTTCCAAAACAAACGATTAATTTGATACATTTGGGTGGAAATAAGAAATTTAGATCTAAAAAACAAAACTATAAAAAACGAGACAAAAGCAAAAGGATGAAGAAAGGTAAAAAACAAAATAAAGGTAAAACACAAAATAAAGGTAAAACACAAAATAAAAGTAAAAAACAAAATAAAAGTAAAAAGATGAGGCGATCTAGAAAAATAAGAGGTAAACTATCAAGAAAAATAACAAAACATTAAAAATTTCATATATAATCTAATAGTAGAATATACATGAACGAACAAGTATTTATTTGTATTGCTATTTTAATATTTCTGTATTTTATTTATCAACAATATATGTTTCAAAAAAGCATTTTTTTCTCTCAAGAAGCATTTACTCCTCAGCAAGTGCAAAATATAATACAACCACCAGGTTCTTATAAAATTGGAACCGCCGATTCCAACTACATTAAGCAATCACAATTATTAACTGTAAGCAATGGATATACTGAAGACATGATTAATAATCTAAAACCTAGCAATCCAGAAGCATTTGATCGTGAAACGACACATGACTTAGGCGACTTTCCTGGAGCAGAACAAGAAAAATATGCTTTACCAACAACTGAATTTGAATATCCAAATGATTATAAATTTACAGTTGATTACAAGTGCCGCAAATCAGCTACTGGTATGTTTTCTGATTGTGGTGTTTATTCAGCAAACACTGCGTGGACGGCCGACCCATACAAAGGATTAAATTGCCCCTTGTCAAATACTAAAACACCTGAGATGTCTAACGACGTTTTCAATAAACGTGAGACTAAATATGGACAACCTACACCGTCTGGTATTAGTGGAACAGGTAATTCCATGTTACGATGAAAAAATATGGACACTTCCTCAAAAATAAATATATTTACACAAATATATTTACAAATATATTTATTTACTATAATTCAAATTAACGAGCATACATTAAACCACAGTTACCACCAACAAAGGTTATCACATTGTATCGCTCTTCAAATACCGTCATATTATAATTATAATCATACAGTCTCCAATTAGGTTTATTAACGCCTATAATTTCACCACTTGAAGGGTCGCATATGGTATAGAACTGGGCTTCCTCATCTAGTGGTGGGCTGTATGTGGTAAATTCTAGCTGAATATCTTTAAACTTACTCATATTCATAGCACCAGATGGCTGAAAATCAAATGGGTCATTATGAATAGCAAAACTATAATTATAAAGGCCATCTGGAGCATTACCTGATGTTCTTATGTATTTTTCAATATAATTATATATACCAGCATCCAATACATTTTCACGATATTTTCCATCTAATAAAATACCCATTTGTAATAAAATATCCTTTTGATTTTGAGGATTAAAATTACCTGTGGTAAAATATCCAGTATGTTTTCCATCATCAGGATTATAACCAGGACCAAATCCGGATTGCGTAGTTGTATTACATTCCAATACCCACTCTCCGGATACGTCGGCAAAATCAACTTCTTGGGGTAAATAATTATACGGCCAATTTGTATAATTGCTCCATTCATTTCTTAAATTTATATCACTTCTCTGAAATGTCATCATCCATGACGAGACCATTCCCATTGTATTTTCCATTTTCACACGTTGACTACCAGTAACATTGAAAAACTTCCAATCATAAATAGATTTAAAAAGGTATTTTTGTTCACTCGCTGCAAATACTTTCGATTCCTCCTCTGATAAAAATCCATAAGTAGATACTAAATGAACATCCGCATTCCAATTAGTACGTTTATCTTGATAAGAATCTGTATCTAATGAAATATCAGGCGGTGGTTGTAAAAAACGATAAAATTGTTGTAATGGCTCATTAAAATTGGGTTGAATATACGGATAATTGTTTTGTTGATCTGCTACATCACGAATAACAATTAATTCTTGTATCGGTCTAAGTGTAATATTTATTTCTAATTCATTATATTGTAATGCTACTAAAGGGAATGCCATTTTAGCAGCTAAAGTAAACCAAAAATTAATTGGAATATATAACTTTCTTGCTCTAATAGATGGTTCTGGTCCCACATGTTTTTCTGTATAATATGCGTTTGGATAAGCATTTACGCGTGGACCAACATTTCCAGGATCATTTAATTCCGCCACATTACCAGTCATATTGTCATACAGAGATTTCTTTACGTTTGTAAAATCACGCTGAACCATGGCAAGTAAATATGCGCCAGAATAACGATTCAAAGTTTGTCCACCAACAGCTATTTCCACTTCTTCAATCATTTGTGTTCCCAAATTGTCGATCCATTTAAATTCATAAGGTGCCCAATTTCCACTACAGTCTTGGGGTGGATATATAGGACTCCATATTGTAGGCAACTGAACGACTAAATAAGTATCTAATAATAATTCCGCATATCGTTTCATTCTAAACGTAAATTTAGATGATTCGGTCAATCTGAGTGATCGCTGTCCATCGAAATCTAGACGAAATTTTTGAAGACCGAAATTCGTGTATTTTTTATACGTTGTCTTGAAAAAAGTTTTTGACGGATTTCCATTTAAATATACATTTTGATTTCCATAAGCTACTATATTTAATAATCCTCCTGGCATAATACTTATATATAATTATCATACAATAATTATTGTTTAACTTTTTATAAAAATACATAATAAAATCTATAATAAAATGTTTAATAAAATGTTTAATTAAAAATCTATAATCTAGCAATAACATATTTTAGCCTATAATATGTTTTCAAACTGGTTGTTTTAACCGAAATATTTTTTCAGGTAGTATTATAAGTATGGAAAATCTAAAAAATGCGCATCAAATGTTTTCAAAAATGTTTAAAGAACAAGACAAGGCGGTTATGGTAAAATATATGGCCTATTTCATTATTGTTATTCTAATAATATCTCTCATTGCTTATACAGTTGATAAAATGAGATTGAACAAAAATAATAGTATAGCCCTTAGTAAAATATATCCATCATTTCCAAATATATCATCTATTAATCCAGATGATGCCACATACGACTATAATTTAAGAGATTATTATATTAAAACCGCTTATAATTGCTGTTGCGGTGGAGAATTTAAAAATGATTATGTAAGTACAGATGCACTAAAGAAATGTATTTCTCAAGGCGCTCGTGTTCTAGATTTTGATATTTATTCTATTAATGATGAGCCAATTATAGCTGCTTCATCAATAGACAACTACAGGGTAAAACAAACTTATAATCAAATACCCCTCCATGAAGGGCTAGAAATAATAAACAATTACGCCTTTAGCGGTGGTTCATGTCCTAATCCGAATGACCCTTTAATATTACATTTCAGAATATCTAGTAATAATGATAAGATGTATAAAAAAATGGCTGATACTATTTATACTACTATTCAGTCTAGATTATTAGACAAAGAATATAGTTACGAATACGCCGGTAAAAATTTAGGCAGTCAAAAATTAAAATTATTCATGGGAAAAATTATTATTTCAGTTGATCGTGCAAATCCAATGTTCGAAAATACGCCACTAAAGGAATATGTTAATATTGCCTCTAGTTCCATTTTTTTACGCGCTTTGCGTCATTATGATATTGTCAATACTCCCAATTCGGACGAATTGATTGAATTCAATAAAAAAAATATGACTATAGCTATGCCTGATTTGAGTGTATATAATAACAACATATCTCCTGTATTAAATTTTAACTATGGATGTCAATGGGTCGGTATGAATTTTCAAAACTTTGATGATAATATGCAATATTATACTATATATTTCGACAAAGTGGGACACGCGTTTGTATTAAAACCAGAAAATTTACGATTTGTCCCAGTGACTATTCCTGACCCTACACCTCAGGACCCAGCTAATTCCTTCACTAGTCGCGATGTATCAACTGATTATTATTCATTTAGCGTGTAATGATAAATATTATATTATACACAAACAATATTAAATAATATATTCTCTCTGAATATATTATGCAAATACTTGATAATAAATATTATATAGTCCGACGCGGCGATTTCGCAACATGCGGAAATAGTAAAATACTATACGGTTTTTTCTCATTATTGTTATGTTTGGAAGAATATATTACTACTTATTCAACCAGTTGTATACAAATTTTGATTGGTTCTACTATAGTGTGGTCCATAATAGAATTTTATTTACATTTGAGTAATACACGCATTATAAAACCCATGTATATTGAGTTTACAGGTAATAAATGGCAATTAAATAAGCACGTTGGTATAATATTACAAGGGTTTCAAGAAGGGGGATTTATTACCACCATTGGAATGTATTTTGGAGATAGATTATTTATGTTAAACTATATGATTATGTTTCATATACTGATTATTATTATTATTATGCATATTGTTTTCAACAATAGCAATAGCAATAGCAATAGCAATGGGGATAATGTAAAAAAGGCTTCTATGAGACAAATAAATACTACCAGTTCAATATCTTTAATGAGTACAGTCACTATATACAATGGAATAACTCTCTACAACAACCCATCTCATATTTTTAGACAATTGGCTATGTTTTTTATAATGGTTTATATTTCATCTATATGGACTATCGTAGCGTGGTATAATAACAATAGAACTGTAGAAATATTTGTAAAAAACAACTATAACGAATATAATAAAAAAACAGTTACTAATCTTGACTCATTTTATGTTCTTTCTTATGATGTTATATTTGAAATTGGTATTGCGTACATGTTTTTTTATAATTTATGTACACCCTTGAATATTTATGGTGAATAAAAATACTTTTTATATGAATATACTATATATGTCTACTTGTAATAATAAACTAACATTAGAAGAAAAAGAAATTGCTATATTAAGAAATGCAATTGATATTGCGGAGAAACGCAAGGGTAAAAAGACAGTAAGTGATCCGGATGTCAAAAAAATCATTTCTATATTAGAGGATTTTTTAAAGAAAAAACGTTTGGTTTGTTATGGTGGAACTGCCATTAATAATATTCTTCCACTTGATGATCAGTTTTATGATAAAGATATCGAAATACCAGATTATGATTTTTATAGTCCAGACGCGCTTAACGATGCTGTAGAATTAGCAGATATATACTACAATGAGGGGTTTCAAGAGGTCGAGGCAAAAGCAGGAGTTCATCATGGTACATATAAAGTATATGTTAATTTTATTCCTGTAGCTGATATTACTTATTTAGAAAGATCATTATTTAAACGTGTTCAAAAAGAATCAATACGTGTATATAGTATTTTGTATTGTCCGCCCAATTTTCTTCGCATGAACATGTATTTGGAATTATCAAGACCTGCTGGTGATATTAGTCGCTGGGAAAAAGTGTTAAAAAGGCTTATACTATTAAACAAAAATTATCCTTTACGTGGTAAGCACTGTGACCCAAAATTATTTCAGCGCGAATTTGAACGTATTGACGCAAAAAAAGAGGAACAATTATATTATACTGTACGTGATTCTTTTATTGACCAAGGACTAATATTTTTCGGAGGATATGCCAGTTTCCTTTATTCCACTTATATGCCTGCTAAACAAAAGAAGTTGTTTCAAAAAACACCTGATTTTGACGTATTGGCAGAAGAGCCAGAACAAGCAGCAGCTATGTTAAAAGAGAGATTAGAAGATTTCGATTACAAAGGAATACAACTTATAAAACATAATGGTATAGGAGAATTAATTGCTCCTCATTATTCTGTGCGTGTTAAAATTAATAATATAGAAGAAACGGTTGCTTTTATTTACAAACCATTAGCTTGCCATAGTTATAATATTATCAAAAAGGGAACTAAAACCGTGCGTGTAGCAACTATTGATACTATGTTGAGTTTTTACTTCGCATTTTTCTATAGTGATCGCGAGTATTACGATGAAAATCGTATATTATGTATGGCCCAATATTTATTCGACGTACAACAAAAAAACAGATTGCAGCAAAAAGGACTTTTAAAGCGTTTTAGTATTAACTGTTATGGAAAGCAAGATACCTTGGAAGAAATGAGAAATACCAAAGCAGAAAAATATAAAGAGTTGAAAGGTAAACGAGGAACAAAGGAATTCGAATCATGGTTTTTACGATATGTTCCATTTGAAGAGAAAATGGCAAAGGAAGATAAAGGAGATAAAAATAAAAATAAAAATAAAAATAAGGCTACTGGAAAAAAATATGGTACGAAAAAACATAAGCATAAATCAAAATCTAACAAGACACGAAAAAATAAAGCTAAAAAGGGCATTTTTGGAATATTTTAAACGGTTATATATAACATAATATCCCTCCATATATTTTTGAATACTGATATATGCTGTTGAATAAATGTATCCTTCTTAAATCTATTTGGTAATAAATCATCTATATGTAATCCTAATCGAAAGATGTATACAATGATTATATATAGAATTTCTCTCAATCTAAAAAATAATATTTCCATAATTGTCCATTCATTTACATAACTACAAAGGTTATTTGCAGTGTTTTTCTCAAAAAACTGATGAGTATCCATTAATCCTTCCAATAATCTCGAATAAATATTCTTTTCGTTCTTGATAAATATCATATTCTTTATCTTATCTAGACTTTGTAGATTTAAGAATAATACTTTCCTACCATTATCATTGTCTTTATCCTTAACTTTAAACATATATGGAAATGCGCCGTCAATACAACCATCTTCATCTGTGGCCTTCCTTTCCATTAAATAAGGTACGTAGAGTGATTTAATAATATTATCGATTAATTCACACTTATTCTTGTACTTTTTCTTAACAATTTGCTCACCCTTTATTGTATCGAAGTAAGTTAAATAAAAACGATTATTTATCAGGAGTACGTCATTTTCTGTTATAATTTCATCCATTGTTCTTTTAAATTTTGTCACTACCTTTTTCAAATCTTGATGTTTTCTCAAGTATTTATAACAATCCGTACATATACCTATTGAAATGTCCATTTTGTCTAATAAAAATAATAATCCTATGATAGCTCCTATACTACATCCGGATACCTTGTTTATTTTTATTTTGTCAGAACGTTCTAATTCTTTCATATAAAACAGACTACCTAACATATAGACACCATTAAATGCTCCTCCATCCAATACTAAATCTATTTTTTTTGGTAAATGTTTTTCAGGGACATTTTCTATAAGAGTATTTATAAATGTTTGTAATGCCATAATAATATATTATCTTACGTTTATAACATATTATTTTTTCTGAATATTTACTTACATGGGTTTTGACTTATAAATCACCAAATTATATTATTATATATTCTGTAAATGAACAAGAGCTTTTGATATAATATAATAAGCTATTCCAAAAAACATACTATTTATAATATAACCAGTTAAATTGGGATTGCCATCTTTATTAAATAATGATGGTAAAATAGCCAAAACCTTACTTTTAACAACCGGTAGTTGAAAAATAAAATATAGTAGTCCAATGATAATTGGTATTTGAAATTCGTCGTACAATATTTCGAGTGAATCACGCGAATTCTGATTTTTCATTCGTCTAGCTAAAATATCCTGCTCAGTATCTGTATTATGAATATAATCTGATTGTTCTTGTTGAGGAACATAGTTGGGCTTAACTTGATCGTCCGCGAAATGAACTGTATTTGTTGGAATATCGCGTGAAGGTAGTCCTGTACCACCATTAGCACTTGCTTGTTGAATTCCACTAACTAATTCATTCATCATTTTTTGCTCCTGAATTTCACTAGATTCACTATTTGCGCCAATAGAATTATTAGCACCAATCCCACTATTGGGATCATAAGTAGTCGGTTTATCAGTTGTTTGTAATACAACGTTTTGACTTCCACCTCCAGCGGAAGGATCACTTGGTAAATCAGCTAAACTCGTCGTGTCAGACATATCTAATATATTCATAACATTGATAGATGAAGATAATTACGCAAAATTCACCTTTTTCTTTTTACTATCACATCCATGCGATTCCATTTCATATTTAAAACAACGATCGCCGTATTTGTACACTTTTTTCTTAATATCTTCTAAACTAGGTGCGTTAAATTCAATACAATTACGACCAATACATCCTTTTCTAAATAAAGTAGCCAATCCTAGACCTAAAAGTGTTGACATAATAATCTTTCCTGTTTCAGTACGAAATAATTTTTCAAAAGCCATTATCTATATTATAGCTGTACATATTTATTTACAGCTATAATTCTATATTATTACATCTAGTACACCATTATTCATTTGAATATTTTTTATATATAATTAGTATACTCATACATGTTATACTTGTAAAGGGATTTCTTCAGCACTATTAGAACATTTTACTATGTTCTGTTTCAACTGAAAACAATTATTCACTTGGTCGCGAAATTGAAATAAATGATTATTATCGGCGGTTGGATATACAGTTATTTCTTTCGGAGGAGGACTTGATACATAAACACATAATAGACCGAATAAAAAACTTAAAATGAACACGCGAAAATTTATGAGAAACATAATTTTTACTTATATTACTTACTGATAATAATTTCACCAGATGAATTGTACTATCTAATAATCGCCTTGATATGAATCGTCGCGAATTGAATTTATCACATTTCTGTTGGAATTCTCTTCATCACCAATACTCCCTATAACGAAGGACTCTACAACCGGTTTATCAAACGGAACTGTCATATCTTGTAATGTAAATATTTTCTTTACCAATGTATGGGTATTGGTATCATTATTGTATTCCATAGCCATATACTGGTATTTTAAATCGCGCAATTCATCTAATAACGGTATAAATTCGGTTTGATATGTAGAAATCATATCTTTAATGAGTTGTATTTGACCGGTTTCATTAAACTCATCAATTGTTGATTTAATAAGAGCGATTTTATTGTAAAATATGGTCATTTTAATACCAATTTCCGATTTATTATCTAAATTAGAAACAATATTAATAAATTGCGTTTTATATTCCATAACAGATTCTAAATCTTGGGTCAGTTCTTCCTTCAATTTCTTAAAATTAGTTAATGTAGTAGCTTCTTGTTCGTATCCGAATAATAAATCTAATTTGGTTGTTATTATTTCTTCTTTTAAATCATCTACACCTGTTTGAAATACGTCGATCAATTCCTCTAAATTAACAAATTTGCCTCTATTTATTTTTATATCCAACAAACACGGCGATTTATTATCACCACATAAAGCAGATAATATACCACCTTCATTCTTAAAAATAGTACCTACATTTCTATTACAATTAATACATTTTGTATTCAACTTTCTAAATTTATCTTGTTTTTGCTTCATAGATAATTTATCATCTTTTAAAATAGTATTGATTTGATTCTGTTTTTTAGCTTCATACTTATTTTTCAGGTTGTAATATTCATTCAACTTTTCCATGAATTCTTCGTCGAAATTATTTTCATTTACATTTTCATTTTCACTTGATAACGATTTATTGTCCATGTTTGTATAGATTAAGCAAACATTTTTCTATTGTAAAATTGAACTTCTGGATTATTTTGCCAAGAAGATAAATCTGTACCTAAATGATTCACCTGGTTCTTCCTATAGTCCTGCATAAATCGTAATTTATTCATAATATATTCCTGTTCTTGACGTTTTTTTTCTTCTTGAAGCTTCAAGTCATTTTTACGCTTGTATTTAAAATACAACGTCAGGCCTACAATACATACAAATGCCAGAAATAGTCCTAAATTGTAAATAAAATTATTGTATTTATTTTTGATTATATGACATTGTTCTAAAGAAGAACTAAGAAAATATTTAACACCTGGTTCAATTAAACGAGGGCGAATATTTTGTAGAGTTTCCATTAAAATATGGTTTTATAATTTCAAAATAAATTATACCTATTTATTATATGGCTGCTGCAAATCCATCATCATCGATAGTATTTTTTTTAGTATTAACATTAGTATATTTTGTATTCAAGTATTACACTAAATCAGAATCTACGCTTAAAATGTGGACTATTATTTATTTTTTAGTTTTAATAGTAGTACAATTTTTCATAAATTTAGGGTTAACTGGCGAAATATGTGGTTCATCTCAATATGGCATGGCTTTAAGAACTACTCTCTTACCATGGTTAATGGTTTTTGGTACTATTAATCTATTATTGTTTATTTTTCCAGCTTGGTTAAGTCCATTTTCAAATACAATTGGTTACTTATTTGCTTGTATAACTGGAGTGAATGGATTTTTGAAGAGTATATTAAAAGACAAGGTCGCTCAAAAAGGAGGACCGAATCAATCAGAAATGATTTCTGCTATAAACAATGTATATGAAGACAAGTCGTTGTTAATAAATTCGATGACAGCATCGAATTTACCTAATTGGTGGGAAAGTATGACAAAAGGTGGATTATTAAAACCTGGTATTGGTAATGCCCATTACTTGGAACTATCTAATTATGTAAAAATGAAAAATGAGATAGCAGAATTTATATGGTATGCTTTATCAGGAGTATTAACTACCTCTATCAGTTATAATGCTATATTAAACTCTGGTTGTAAAAAATCTGTAGAAGAGATGGAAAAACGTCATCAAAATTATATGGCTCAAGAGCAAAAAATAGCGGAAGAGCAAAAACAATCTGAGGCCAAGCAAACGGTATATAAATCATATGAATAAATTACCTAAATTTAGGAAGAGTAATATAATACAATACAGCTAAATAAGAGAGAATTCCTAGCAAAATGCTTATTAACCATATAGGTAATATCGTTTTTCTTTTGCTACCTAGTCCAAACTCTCTTAAAGTTCCGTCATTATTGTATATAAATCCTGGTTGAAAATAGTTTAGTAATAAAAATGATGCTATAAAAATGAGAATAGAAAATGTATTAATATGTTTTCGGATAAAACTGTAATTCATTATATATATAATACGAATAATATATCGCGCTTTGAATTAATTTTATTTTATTTTATTTGCATAAAGTATAATGAACCACGTTGAAAATCAATCTACATTTATGTCAGCCATGTCACCTTTAGGTAGTGAATATTGCGATTATTTTTACTATTTAACCATGATTAATTTGATCCTTCTCGTTTACGTCATTCTTGTCGCGTTATATATTTTCATCTTCGAAAAAAAGAGAGATAGTTTATTCCATATTGTGTTATCCATATTACCTATTTTCATTAGTTACTTTACAAACCGCTTATTATACTCAATATGTATTGGATCTACAATGAAAATGTAAATCACTATAGTAACATAATTTACCCTTAATAATTATATTTACAGTAATCTAAATATAATTCTTTTTATTATATGTATTTTTGTTTATCTTCTTGATTTAGATAAACATTTTTACTGATTGTTCTTATAATTTTTCCTGTTTCCTTTTTATCATTTTCAATATCAGTCATAGAGTTACATATTAGATTGGTTAATTTCATCTGTACCCCTTCATCTTTATCCCAACCTTTATTGACGTCCTTCCATTTATTTATCATAGTTCTCTGTTTTCTTGCTAGATTTGTTATTCCGATAAGTAATTTCACCATTTCAGTATCTTTTTCCCAGATATCCTCTTCCTTCACGTAAAGTGTTTTTCTAGTAGCATCGGTACAATGAATTGGTCTCTCTAGTATATCCAATTGATTTAGACCATTGGTTATCATATTTGTAATTGTCTTAGTCAATCCATTCTCTACAGTATTATCATATGTTTCGGCAGTAATAGGTAATGTATCAATAAAGTCAGTCAAATTCATAGCATTCTTACAATGATCATTTAAAAACATTTGGATATTGAAATTTTGCGTGTTATGACTATTTGTTGTATTGTAAGAATTTGTATTATTGCCAATAGATGGCATAATATCCATCATCTTTTCCATTACATCTTGATTTTTCAACAGTACTCCTTCCATTATATCTTGATTTTTCAATAACATTTTCAATATATATTCTTTGCCAATATCTACCATAACAGCTGTTGGTTCTTGATTGTCCGGTTCGCACTTTTTTTTATGATTCCATAGAGACGATGCATGCTTAAAATGTTTACCACAATGACATTTATATTCTTTGTTATCATCTGGAACCTTTTGGAACTTTTTTTCTTCGTCAAAGTTCGTATTTGTTCGTATTTTATGTTTCAGTGTCATTAAATGTCTATCATACTGACTTTTCCTACTAGTATTATAATCACAACACTTACAAATATATTTTTGGAACTTTTTGGAACTTAAATTGTTCGTCATTCTTCGTATAATTGACGAAGATAAAAAGTTCCTAAATCGTTTTTCCGATAAATGTATATTTTTCAGAAAATTTTACAATCACAAATAAAAACAGTTTGAAATGAAAATGAGAGCATTAAGCTCTAAAACGCATTTTCACGTTTTTTTCATTTCTAATTTCAAAATTTCAAAAAACACACAAAAAAAGCATGTTGATTTTTGATTTTCCCAAAAGAGAATTGAAAAAAAAGTAAAAAGTGAAATACCTACATGTATCAAAAACAACCAAGCTTTTTTGCCCTAAAAAACCCCCCTTCATATGTAGGGGGCTACCTACATGCCCTACATGACTTTTTCAGAATTTTGAAAAATGAAAATCATCAAGCGCAATTTACCTACATGAAAAGCATGTCCGAAAAAACCGAAATTCAAAAAGTCATTTTACGCTCGCCAGATTAAGGGGATAAAAAAGTGTATAAAATGACCGTTTTATTTATCCTCCTACAATTCGGAATTCATCCATTAATTATATATTTTGTAAATAAAGAGGATACATTTCTATTGATTACAAACAAACATGTGTATACAACAACATCTATTTCATATTATATAATATTATTCATTGATTATATAATATTATTCATTGATTATATCATATAATTCACATAGTGGGACATATCGATTTAATGACGATTTAATAACACCGTTTGGCAACTGAAAATTTTTGTTAGGTGTAATAGTATACATTGTATCTAGTCCGTTGTCAGTTTCACTCTTTGATATAACAACATATATTATATTTACAGATTTTAACCAACCCACAAAGTCGTGTGGTTCAAACGACATATTATAGTATAGAAACACGTGACCTTTTTATACTGATTTTATAACATTATTTTTATATATCGCTCAACTATGAATTACTCTTCATTATCATCAAATTGTAAGCGATATGCATCATCGATTTCACCCATATCGTCGTCATCTGGAATATCATTCATGTTATAGACATCTTCATCTATTCTATCAGCCACTATTTGTCCCTCTTCTTGTTCTACCATTGCTATTTCATGATCCGCGGTGAGAGCTTGGCCCATCATTTCGCGATTCGATATTTGTTGTTCCATTATCTGTTCCCTTTCTCTCTCGGCGCGTTCTTCATCATATGTTTTGGCAACATACTGCGTCAACCCTTTTTGTAATCCCTTGTTCCATCTCTCTAGGCGATGATTCTTTAATAAATTCTCAATGGCTCTTTCTTCCTTTGACATTTTACGTAAATTAGAAGTAATTTTATGTCTTTCATCATCTTTGGATCGATTTACCTTTTCTTTT